AAGTAGTATCAGGAATAGTAGCTGGTGCAACTTGTGTACCAAAAGCATAATAACTATCTTGATGTTCTGACAGTTGTAATGAAACAGTGTGATCTGAATTTATTGTCATACCTTGAACACGAAAAGGTTTTGCTGAGAAACTTGGAGTTGCGTGTGTTACATTTACAATATCGCCTATACTTAAATCTAATGCTGTTGCATCTGCTCTTAAATTAACATCTAAACTTGTTCTTGATCTTCTTAAAATTATTTCTGCCATTTCTTGTGCTTGATGAGGATTTGTAAGCATAGAAAAATCAAACCTACCCTCTAATAACAACCCACCATCTGCTGTTTGCATGTTAGAAAAGGTATCAGCACTGGCTAATCCTGTTTCATCAACAGGGGGAAACTGTGCAGTATCAGATTGATAATTTTTATCTGGGTTAATAAAATTTACTATCACACGATTATAACGAGAATTTTTATTTTTACTGTTAATTTGTATTCCATCAATAATATTATCCTCTGTAAGAGTTATAGAAGCTGAACCCGAACCCTCAACAAGGATATTATATTTACCACTACTAAAATTTAAAAACGACCTTGTACCTTTTACAAATTCTTTTACATTATCTATTGCTTTTTTTGATGTATCAACAACAGGATGACTGTCCATTAAATCAATCTGACTTGCACCACTAAATGGTGTTATATTAGTATCACAAACATCGCCAGCTACTTGCCAATCTGCAAAATTAGAATCAAAATAGCTATTCGGTATCCCCATTCCAAATCTTTCATTTCTTAAATAATCTAATAATTGATAAATACCATTGTCAGAATATTCCCAAGTAGTAGAGTCATCTTTTCTATGACTACCACTTCCTCCTGTAACTGTGCTATCTAAATTAGGATTATAAACTTTTCTGCCCTTAACTATGGCATTGACGGTTGGTAAAGAACCAAACGCATCGCCATTCCATTTGAATTTAAGTGCTATGTACGCAAGTCCTCGTAATCTATGATTTGATGTCCATGAAGATAAACCAGATAACAAACTTGAAGCACTTTGACCATCAGTACCATAATGTGGTTCAATAGTTATTAAACTTTCTGGCAATGAATCATCATCTGGTGCTTTGAAATAGTTTGCATCAGAAGGATCAACAGTCCTTTGAGTGTTGTCTGCCAAGTCGCCATTGAAAGTTACTTCATTATCATTTATGAATATTTTTGTAATATCATCTATTTCGCCCTCAGATACTATAATAGCCATATATAAAAATTCGTTATCTGTTCCAGAAGTTTCAAGAAAAACTACATTACCACCCACTTTCCTTGTTCCATAAACTACAGGAATATGTGCATTTGCACTTAACTTATTTACTAATACACCTTTTGCATTTTGATCTGCTATGTTATCTGAAAAATCTGGAATATCAGGAATAGGATTTAACCAACCGATAACATCTTCAACTATATCAAAAACTACATCAACGATATCTGTTACAATATCTACAACTTTATCAACAATTTTTTTACCTGCTTTAAATGGATTAAATTTACCCATTACATCAACCTCCAGTTGCTACCCATGTTTTCAAATCCAAGTTTTTCAAACACAGGATCAATATCAAGTTTAGTAGTTGTTGATAAAACTATTGGAATATTTTCAGAAACTTTTTTAACCATATCTATTAATTGTTTCAATAATTTGTAGTTTCTAAATTCTGGTTGAACATAAATCATTTCTATTTCCATAATGTTTTGTTTACTAAACCAATATTCAGTTTTATGGTAAATTAAACAACCTACCAACCGATCTTCGTCTAAATTTTTTATACAAATAACTTTACCTACTTTTAAAAAAGTAATTAAATAAAAATTTACTTTTGCATCATCAAGATCAGGAAAATTACAGTGTGTTAAATGTGTTTCTTTCCAATCATGTATTAAATTATTAAGTTCTGGTATATCTTTTTTTTCTGCTTGATATAAATGAATACTTGTCATTCTCTACCCCAACGTATATCTCTAACAGTCAAAGCCGCAAACTCCATACCTTTATCTCCACTAAAAAATCTTTGTTGAGAATTGTCTGTTGTAACTCTACCACTTACTTTGCTAAAATTACCCCAATGTGAAGTAACACTTAGCACAAGGTTTGCAGTAGTAGTATTATCGCCTATTTTGTATTCGTCTATTGTGCCATAAAATAATAAAAATGGGTCACTAATTAAAGCATTATTAGTATCTAAATATCCTCTGTAAACATAAACATTGTCATTGATAATATTTTCATTCAACGCAATAGATACATAAGTTTGATCTACAGCTGATAAACTAATTGATAAAGTATTTTTTGTAGGTTTATTAGTTTCACTTACACCTGAAATTCCACGAAGATGTCCATTCGATAAATAAGTTCTTGAGGTGCCAGAAATACTTGAAGTTATATCAAAACTTGCATTTGTTAAATATACAGGAGTTCCAAATCCTATTTCAATCAATAGAACAGGATCAATAATTCCTGTTGCTAATTGTGTCTTTACCGAACTCGATAATCCTCTTGCCATTATAAACTTTCAATAACAAATGTACAGTAAAAGGCACTGAATCGTATGTGACTGAACTATTGTCAGATAAAGCAGTTCGTAATGGTGGCTCAATAGTTACAGTCGCCGCATTTGAAGAGGAAGTTACATCTGCTACCACCATATATACTTTATCATGTGCAAATTTTATAAGATCACCAGCTTTTAATCTTCCAGCACCATCACTAGCAAAACCATCAATGGCAATAGTAGTATCAGCCGAAGAGTGTGCACCATTCACTAACAAAGTGCCTGTTTCATTACCTT